TGGGTGGCGCGTCGTCATTGTCGGGCGGTGGACCATCAGCGTCAGCAGCCAGCTTAGTTAACTCCGGCATGATCGGCTTGACCGCATCGCGCAATGCCCGACCGTCGCCATTCCACCATGCCGTGAACGCAGCCTTGCCTTGACCTGCGGCAGCGCGTGCTGCGGTCTGGGCGGCTTCTGTGTCGATCTGTGGCGGCTCGGATGCCTGTTGCTCCACGCGCAGCGGCTTTACCTTATGCGGCGCACGTTGGGCGCGCGTCTGGGTCAGCATCATCACCATGTCCTTGTCAATGTCGGTCATGTGGCTGATGCGAATGCCGCCAACTTCCAAACCGCCCCACTTCACCTTTGGGTCACGGTAAAGCGTAATCGTGCGGCCAACATAGACATTGGCATCAGCGCCCCATGCCGCCATGAAAACGCGCGCCATTGATTTACAGGGCCGATAGACTTTCGACGTGCCAGACAGGCTCATGGCAATCGGCTGATCTTCACCAGCCTTGATCTTCACTGCCGTAATCGTGACGGTCATTGGCCCGCTGATCAGGTCGTCGGCGTTGATCTGGTCTGATTTTGGCTGCGTTACGTCTGCCATCGTGTTCATACATGCATCTCCTGTTCAACCTTGCGCTCTGTTGGGATCAACCCTGCGCTGTTTACCCGATAGTCAAGCATCCCGGCCTCAACCTTGGCTTCAAAATCCGATGCCGCTTGGATGATCGCCGCCTGCATCACCGGATCAGGCAGCACGCGGATAATCACCATCGGCATCCCGCCGCTGTAGCTGATGAAATCAATCCACTTGCGCCCGGTGATCAGCAGCCCGGTTTGAAGCTGCAACTGGTATTCCTCGGGCACCTCCATTTTGATAATCGTCTCGGCTTGGAATTTCTGGCGGCGGGATTTGATCTCGATCAGACCATCGTCGCCCACCAGGCCGTCAGGGGAATATCCGAGCGTAAAACCCCAATGGTCGTTGGTGATGAAGCCGACTTCTGTGACCTCGGTGTGGTGCTGGCTGTATAGATCGCGCGCTGTGATCTCGTCATCCCAACCCCGCAGCATGTCATCGCCAATGTATGACGGTTCGGTGTATCCGGTGATGCGCTGGGCGGCGATCTCATAGACGTGCGCGCGGGTTTTGTCGTTGTTGGCGATTTTCAGTGTTGGGGTTAACAGCAACCGCATTTCTGAGGCTGTAATTAATCCGCAGCGCGCGGCCAACCATTCTTCTGAACCCTGTATCAGGTCGTCGTGGTAGGTGATCGTCATCCTCTTGCGCTCCTTGGTGCGTTGCTATATCCTGTATCGACATTACAGTAATTACAGGCGCGCGCAATGACAAAATCAACCGTCCATCAAATCCGCCTATCCGAGCAGGAAAAGCAAACTTGGCGCGACACCCAGACGGCTGGCGGATGGGTCAGCATCGCGGACATGGTGCGGTCGCTGGTCAGCCGCGCGCAATCGCAACAGCCTCAGCCGCAGATCGTGCAACCCCAGCCCGACCACCAGCCCGAACAACCGCCGCTATAAACGCGGTTTGGGACGCTGAAACCCGCCCGGTCGCAGTTTTGATTTCAACGCCGAGGAATTTTCCATCGGCGCAAATACCAATTATGTCGCACCCGCCCTTTGCCAGCCCGAATTTCACCGCGCGGCCATCGGCTCCCGGCAAAATTCCGGTGTTATTCCTGAAAACCAAACAGCCCGCCGCAGATAGCGCAATCATCGCCGCGTTATGGATATTCGTTTCTGCACTCGCCATCTAAACCACCCCCAAAGACGGCTTAATCCGCCGCCATGTTTCTGCCTTATCAACCACGCACACGCACCCGTCGCGCTTTACCAGCTTGGCTTCGTCTTTGGTTATCCCGTGCGCGCGTATCCACGCACGGGCCAGTGACACGCCTTCGTCATCGTCGGGGCATGTGGCGAAGATTACCATCATCGCTTAGACTGACGCGCAGCGAAAACATGGCGCGCCCATCCTGCCGGGTTCTTCATGCCGCGCGCGGCTCCCACTCTGATCAGGTCCTCTAGCGTGTCGGCTCGTCCCTGCTCCTGCTTGCGTTCCAGAACCATTGCGGCCCGGTCAATCTCTGCCAACTCGCCTTCCACCTCGTCAACCATGCGGCTCATGATCGGATAAACCCGTTTGCAATTCGGGCAGCACGGCGCGGGCCGATGCACAAACCCACACCCGCCATCGTCAATCGGGCATTGCCGCGCGGGTTCGGCTTTCTCGTCTGAGGCCGCGCGTTTTTTCTTGCCGTCAAGGCTCCATTCGCGCGGATCGTCGGGGAAGCCGTTTTCGCGCCAGTTGCCGCAATGGTCGGCGATGATCGCGGGATATGGCTTCATCCGTAGCACGCGCCCCCAAACCTGCATTGTCAGAGGCAAGCTCTTGCGCGGGCATAGGTCTGACATGCTTTCAACTGTCACGTCCATGCCTGCCGCTGCCGCAAGGTCAAATCCAAAGGTCAACAGGGCCACGTTTACCAGCACTGTAAATTCGCGGCGCGCAAACCCCAGGATGATCCGACGCCGCTCGTCTGGCCCCATCGTGCCATCAATCGACATTGCCGGAATACCTGCCGCACGGAATGTGTCAACAATCAATCCCGCGTGCTTCCGGCTGGTGGCAAACACCACGTTCAGCTTGCCCATCGCCAGATCCCGGTAGGTTTTCACCGCGTCCCCAATGATAGCGTTGTCCGCCTCCATAAACGCCTCAAGCTGAGACTTCACATATTCACCATCCCGCACCGCCACCCTGCTTAGGTCAGGCTGGTGTGGCGCAAAATAGCGAAACTCTGAAAGCCGCTTGCCCGCGATCAGATCCGCGACTGGCAACCCCATCTCCATATGGTCATAATGGTCGCCCATCGGCTTACCGTTCGTCTTGTATGGCGTGGCAGACAGGCCAACCCGCCAACCACCGCCCGCCCGGCTCCACTCGATCACCCGGTCAAGTTCTGCCCCGCCGAAATGGCATTCATCAAAAAAGCATACCTTGGGCGCTGGGATTTTATCCAGCCGTCTTGCCAAGGTAGGCGTCATCGCGATCTGCACTTTGGCAAATGGGTTGGGCGTGTAATCAGGGCTGATCACGCCATAGGGTATGCCGTATTCCTCGATTGTCTTAATCGTCTGGGATAGCAATTCCTTGCGCGGCACCGTGAAAACCGCAGTGCTGCCCTTGGCGTGCGCTCCAGCGATCATATCAAGGGCCATGCGCGTCTTGCCGCTGCCTGTGGCCGATTGCATCAACACCGCCTTGTGCTGCCGCATGGACTGCCGCACGCGATGCACCAAGTCGGCTTGATCTGGGTAAAGTTCAACGCTCAACGAAATTACTCCATATCAAACGGCAGCTCAATCTCAACAGGCGCATCATCGCCTAACACCAGCCCCATAGGCACTGCCACGCATCGCAACCTCATTGCCGCAGAAAACCGCATCTTGTCGTGACTGACAGCGCCATCCAACTCACCCAATGCGCGCCTGTAACTGCCTCCCCACGGCGTATCCCGCAGCATGTCAGTGATCGGCTTGCTCGGTGAAGCCACATATAGCCAGTCGCGATCAGCCTTCATGCCGTATTCGCCAAGCGCATTTGTTGCCACGTCGCGGTCAAGCCCATCGGCATTCAGCACCCGGTCAATCAACCGCCCCACTGATGCCTCGCGCGCCATGCCTCTGTCGTCATGCCGGACCCGCGCCGCCAAGATAAACGCCAGAAGTTTCTCGCCGTCAGACTGGTCGTTGTCGAGTTTCGCCCATCGCCAGTCATGCTTTGCGCACCACTCCTTTGCTGCCTCTGGTGTAATCTCTGCCGTGCTAGTCAGGCTGAACGCGCCTGCAATCAAGGTGCCGTGCTGGTCGCCAAACCGCTTGCTGCCCTCCTGCTCGGTCAGCACATCGGCAAACGTCTCAATGTTTTTCAATATCGTTGGCAAGTTGTTGAACGTGCGTGTCAGCAGCCTGTCAGCGGCTTCCGGTGTTATCGCCGCTGCAACCCGCTTCTCCAACTCTCGGAAATCATCGCGCGCGGTTTTCGACTTGTTTTTCACCAGATGCAGGATTGTGTTGCGGTCAAGGTCAGCGCCTTGGATGATGCGCGGATTGATCGCTGCAAAGCAGAATGACGACTTGACCGGAAACACCCCATTGAAGTTCGCCATGTCCGCGCCGCTGGATGACTTCCGCGCCAGACCATAAACCAGTTCCATGTTGCTGCGGTCTTTCTGCGTCTCGCTTTCCGCCTCATCCATGATCACCGGGCGGGCCGTGCTGCCAATGTCTTTTCGTATCTTGGCTTCCGTAGACCCCCCCGAGCGGATCAGGGCAATTTTCCCCATAATCACTTTCAGGATATAATCCATCACCCAGGACTTTCCCGCACCGGGCTCACCAGTCACCACGATATGCGACCGCCACCGCATCGCCCCAGCTATCATCGCTGTCACAATCCAGCCCGCCAGCATGTAGCCTGACAGCTTGCCTTTCCACGTCAACGAAAGGCAAATCTTCAAAATTTCTGCCGCGTCTGTGTTGCTCATCGGGTCAGCGGTAAGCCTGCCGATCCTCGGCCCCATGACGTAAACACTCCGGCTCTTGAAGTCAGGCGGCAGGCAGTCACCACCGGGCCAGAACAACCGATCCCCAGCATTCAATATCTGCCGACCCTCATCCATCCAGACGCCAACGCCGCGCTCGGTTTCCGGGTCATAAATCCCCAGCATGTTGCACGCCTCGATCAGCAGCAATGACGCCTCGCCAGCCATTTTCTTCTCGCTGGCCTTCATGTCAAAGTTGGTTTCCCACAGCGTGCGTGGGGCCATCGTCACAAGGTTCTGCATGTTCGCCAGAGCTGGGCCTGTAAAATCCATGATCTGCCCGCATGATCGGGGGAAGAAATAGAACGTCTTGCCGCTGCGACCGAGTGGCCTAACCGCGCGCAGGATAGGGTTTGTCGAAAACACATCATCCTGTTGAGCAAACGCGGGCGCATGGTGCGGCACGCCATAGTCAGGCTCCCACCTGTCGTCGATCACATCTTCTGGATCTGGCGCGGACTGTGCAGGCTGCGTGAACGCATCCTTGACGGCATCCCCGCCCGCGTCTTTCCAGTAATCCCACCAGTCGGTGCGCTTTCCCGGATCGTCATAAGGAATTGGCGGGGCAAGCACCAACGCGCCACCAATCGCCACCGCTGCCTGCTTGGCCTTATCTGCACCAGTGTTGACGCACAGGCCAGCGTCTCTCCACTCCACCCATCTCGGGTCATCGCCT